CAAAAGCAGTTGACTGTGTTGGCAAGGACGGCTCTATCTCCGTAGAGGAAGCCCGTTCCCTAGAGACAAGTCTTGATCTGACCGAGGGCTTTCGTTTTGATTCTGGTTATACGGCGACAGCGTTTATCAATGACGAACGCCGTGGAGCAGTTGTGTACGAAGATCCTCTTATTCTTGTCGCAGACTGTAAGATTGATAAAGTGGAAGACATTCTACCAGTTCTTGAAACAGTCGCAAGAGAAGGGAGACCGTTGATTATCGTCGCCTCTGACATCGAAGGGCAAGCACACGCAGCACTCATTATGAATATGATGCGTGGTACTATGAAGATCGCAGCAATCAAGGCTCCTCGTTATGGTGAGGAGCGCAGGAACATCCTTAAAGACTTATGTCTCTCTACAGGAGCAGCATACACAACTAAGTCCGCAGGTCTTAAACTTAAAGACGTGAAGCTGGAACATCTTGGAACTTGTAAGAAGATTGATGTTCTAAAAGGCTGGACCACGATCGTCGGTGGTAAAGGAAACTATGAAGATGTCGATACCCAGATTGATAATCTTAAAGTAGAACTTGAACAAACTGAAAGTCTTCGTGAGTGTGAGCGTATCCAAGAACGGATTACAAGACTTGCATCTGGTGTTGCAGTTATTAAAGTTGGTGCTGCAACAGAGATTGAGATGATTGAGAAGAAGCATCGTATTGAAGATGCACTTGAAGCAGTGCGAGCAGCACAGTTGGAAGGTATTGTTCCGGGTGGCGGCGTTGCTCTTGTCCGTGGTAGAAAACACACAAAGGGCTATGGAAAGATTGTCTATAAGGCAGTCGCAGAACCACTACGCCAGATGGCAAAGAACGCTGGTGAAAGTCCTGATGTAATCTTGGCCATGGTTCAGAGAGCAAAGGGTGACCGAGGTTGGGACTTCAAGGCTGCTAAGATGACTAACATGATTGGTTCTGGCATTATTGACCCAGTTAAGGTTACAATCACAGCCTTACAGAACGCAGCATCAGCAGCAGGAACTTTGATCACTACCGATCACGCTATTATTGAGGCTGAAGATGGAAGTTAAAGTACAGTATGTTACAGAGTTGAATAACGTGCTTAATGAAGCGAAGAGATTGTTACCTACTTCTATGGATTGGACCTACGAACTAAACACAACCTCTACTTTTCTGGATAAGGGCCAAGTAGAGGTAGCAGCTAGCATTATAGACGCAACGCGGCAGTCTATGTATCAAATAGATCAGAGGTTAGCAGATTGTCAGGCTATACTTGGTGGGTATGTTTCTACTATAAATCCACCAATACGGCAAGATATGGACTTGGAAAAACTGAATGATATGAGCGAAAGGTTGCAAGACATGACGAGTATGCTACAACCACAGGAGGATACAAATGGTACAACTAATTGAAGTATTCAATGAAGTATCTTCCGCTATGCGTGGAACTTCAAAGTATACACTAAGAGAAATTTATATTAACCCAAAGCATGTTGTTGCTATTCGTCCTGATACCCGCATGAACACCGTGTTGAAAGAAGGCTTACTGCCAGAAGGCATGGACGAGCGCCAGTCTTTTACCAAGGTTTTTATGGACCGAGGACAAACCGGCATCGACATTATCGTCGTTGGCGAAGCAGCCCTTGTCGGCAAGAAACTAGGACTTTACGAGAAAGAACTTCTGAAGGGGTAGACTTTGGATGATCAAGTCTTCCAGCAAGATATAGATGCTGTTGAGATATATTTAATAGAAGAGTACGGTGTGGACGTGATCTTTGGTGATGATGAGGCTAATGCTTATTGGAAGCCAAACGGTCACGCTTGCGTCTCTGTGAACACAAATCAGCGCAAACGGTTGCAACTTTATACTATTTTACATGAAGCAGGCCATGTTATCATTCGTTCCAGAGAAAGATATGAAACATTATATCCCTATGGCCAACAAGATAAAAGTAAAACTATTTCACGCAGAGTTGATGTTCTCCGTGAAGAAGTTGCAGCGTGGGACGAAGGCGAGAAACTAGCAATACGACTAGGTGTAAAGCTGGACAGAAGATTGTATCATAACTTTTATAAGAAACATTTGTTTGAATATGTGAAGTGGGCAAATGACCCCACTACTTATGGGGCAGACATTGGAAAACCTTAGTCCGGGGGGACAAATGATGAATATAATTTATTGGAAAGCCATCGCACTTTTTATGGCTGGTCATACACTATCGTGGTTTCAGTTAAATAGCCATATGGTGTTTGATTGGTGGAAAGGTAAGGAGTACCTTGCGGTTTTAATATTTGGATTGCCCGCTGGCTTTATGTTTTTGTTTGGTTGGGTAATGGCAGCGGGTGAAAGCGGAGAGTTGTGGATGCCCAGATTCTTGGCGTTCTGCGCCTCTTGGGTGCCGTTCCCACTTTTAACTTGGTATTTTATGAACGAGACACCTTTTACTTGGAAAACAATAACGTGTTTCTTTTTAGCGTGTTGTATCCTTGGGGTACAACTTTGGAGGTAGAGTGAATACAATAGTAGATAAGCCTTGGGGTCACGAAGAACGCTGGGCGATTACAGAAAAGTATTTAGGAAAGATACTTTTTGTAGAGCAAGGGCATAAACTTTCTTTACAGTATCACGAACAGAAAGATGAAACCGTTTATGTTCTCAGAGGTCGTCTCCTACTTCACGTTGGCGACAAAGAAAAGCAAGAGATCATTGAACTCAGGATGGGACAATCATACAGGATTACACCCGGCGTGGTTCATCGGTTCGAGGCCCCGTCAAACGTGGATGTAACTTTAATCGAGGTCAGCACCCCAGAGATAGACGACGTGGTTCGGCTCGAAGACGATTATAACAGAGTTAAAGAATAAAGTCTCGCGCCATTTTTTTCCAAGGCACTCTCAAACGGGGGTGTCTTTCTTTTTGTCGCAAACTATTTAATAGTACGGAGAACTACAAATGGACTTTCACTCAATGGTTTCTAGGTTCAAGCAAAGCGTGCTTGAAGAGGAACAACAAGTTACCGAACTATCAAAGAACGCCCGAAAGATAGTCAGGAAGTATATCGCAGACGGCACGCCAGACCGACATACCCCAAAGTATTCTTTTAAGGAACTCTTTAGAGATGTGCCCAATTTTGATCGCTTGGGCAAGTCAGGACCAATGCGTGTTATGTTCCCGATGGGCAACACAATCCAACGAGGCGGCACGGAACTGTTCAAGCGTCTCGTAGATCAAGGTTGGGAGCCAGCCTTTACAACCAAGACGGTCATCCAAAAGAACCGGGACGAAGACGGCAGAGAATACGATGTTCCGATGGTTCTTCCTGTCCTTGAAATGAAAAAGGAAGAAGAAAAGGTTATCCCGAAAGGCCCAAGAGCAGGCGAGAAAGTAACAAGCACCAAGAAAGTATCTTTGGGTAAGTTAATCCAAAGAATGGGTAGCGACGAAGATAAAGCGTGGTGGAAAGAAAACCAAAACGACCTCCGCGAAATGGAGAATGTTAGAAAGTTCTTTTTGAAGCCTTATCTTAACGACTTCGACGGCCTCACCAGAACACCAAACCACATTATTATTTCCCGGCATCCTATCGATGTTGCCCGTATGTCAGACTTTAGCACCACTCGCTCTTGCCACTCCGAAGGTTCCTCACATTTCAACTGCGCTGTTGACGAGTCGCGTGGCCACGGTATGGTTGCTTATCTTGTGCGAGGTCAAGAAGTTGATGAGTATGATTTAAAGAATAGGTTGAACGCCGAAGAAATCTTTGGTGACAATGCTATTGACCTTGAAGGCCCCGAGCCTATCTCGCGAGTCCGTATTTATAAAATGTTTAATAGGGAAACCGACGAAGAGTTTGGCGTGGTTGAAGACCGCGTGTATGGTATCGCCGTTCCCGACTTTCTACCTTCTGTTCGCCGTTGGATGCGCGAGAAACAAAAAGATATGTGGGCAGACGAAGAAGGTAACTTTAAAGAAGGTTTCTTGAGTCCTAGCGAATGGATCCGCGTCGGTGGTGAATACGCAGACCAAGAGCAAGGAGGTGGCCAGATAGGTGACCTTGTTCTTGCGCTATTTGAAGATACACCATTCTACGAGTCTTTGATTGACGATTACGAAAGAGTAGCCTACGACCACGAAGATTATTATGGCGAGGCTATCGGCGATGTAGAAAGCGAAATGGAAAATGCCGCCGAGCGAGTAGAAGAGATCGTCCGCGTTGCCAATACAGACCGCACCGGGCAAGGCAAAGGGCTTGTTAGCATCTATGGCGATGTTGAAGAAGGCTGGGATGAAATGCCGTTTTATGTCCAAGGTGGCGGCAGCGTAGAGTTTAGCTTTGAGTTTGGCGATGACTGGGAGGATAAAGAAGGCAGGACTATGGTCCCCGAGGAATCCAGTGATTACGGCGCACAGCGTGAGTTTGAAGAACTTATCCATACAGCCCTTTACGACTACGGTATCTATTTCAACAGCGACTATAACATCAGAGCCGAAGAAACAGACATCCCTGACAGCACCAAAGGCGCAAGGATTAGAGTAATGCTTGATGTCACTTTTGGGGTTGAACGCACTGGAACACCGGGCGTTGATGATTTTGATAGCTCTGTTGATGAGTTTAAACAAGACTTTGATGTTAACTACAATAGCGCCTACGGCATCGTTAGACGCGCCTTGATCGCAGAAGAGTATCTGCCACCGGGTAAGTTTGAAAAAGCCGTTGAGAAGTATTATGGAGACGATTTCAAAGCCGGGAAAGAGTTTAAGAACCTTGCCGTGATGTATGACGAGAACGACCCCGGCGATGGCATCGACATCGCGTTAAACATCCCACGGGAAAAACTAATGCTTGTTCCGGCCAAACCGGGGTTCTATGAGTTGGAACCGCGACCAGCAAGCGATTCACAAGGTAGAAATGTTTATACCACATTCACCCGAGGCTTGGAACTTAATGCCGATAACCTTTCAGCCTCGCTGCGTAGGGAGTTTAAGAAACTCGCGAACGAAGGCTTCAAGGCAGCAAACCAGCAGGTTCCCCTTCCCTTTGACACAGAATTTAAGCGAAAGCCGATGGATATGCGGAGGCTGATGCCTTATTCATTCGACACTGGATTTGCTACGCAGATTATTCCGTCTAGGGAGATCGCAGGTGCGTCTGGTGAGGAGTTTAGAGTAGGATTTAACATCAGGTTTAAACTGTCTCCTCGAACCATTGAGAGTGCTGTTTTTGAGCACACCGAAGCGTTCTTGGATTACCTCGACAAACACATTGATGTTTTATACCAAGCGGCTGAGAGGGCAATAGACCGGCTTTATGATCGGTCAGCAGACGCAGTGCAACGAGCAGCCGCCGCAAGAGAGAAATCAGAACTCCGTGAGATCGCCCAGTCTTTGATTATGGAGCAAGAAGCATTTGAAACAAGGCTGTACCAAGTTAACTTAAAGATCCAAGTTGATCGTGATACTGGTGGCGGTATTGAACAAAAACTAAATCGTATCCGTGCTATTGAAGGTGTGACCGTTGTTGGCCACGATGATTTAAGTCAAGGCCGAGCAAGACAAGTTATTGAGGCAAGGATTAAGTTTCACCCAGACTCTGATTCAACACGCCCCGAAACATTCGTAAGACAGGTTTTAGTGCCAGAAATCAACTCATCCAAACTGGTTCCCGGCGTCCGTGTTATTGACATTGTAAGTGGGTCGTTGAAAAGATTGGATAAATGAGACTACTTATTGAGAGGTTTAATAAATTCTTAATGGAGGGTCAGGACATGCAAAGGGTCGTCAAGGTTGTAATGGTCAGAGACGATGACAAAGTATTGATCCTCCGTCGTTCAAAGAAAGTTATCAGTAAGGAATCACCGTGGGAATGGGACTTGCCCGGTGGCCACGTCGAAAAGGACGAAGCACTAGACGATGCATTAGACCGAGAAGTCTGGGAAGAAACAAGTTTAGACCTAGACAAAGCAACAAAGATTTATACAGACGATAAAGTAATTTTCTATGCTGCCTATGATTGGGAAGGAAAGATAAGCTTGAGTCAAGAACATAGCGACTATGAATGGATTAAACCAGAAAACATAACTAATTATAACATTGGAGACAAATACAGTCTCGCCATTGGAAGGATAGCAATAAAATGAAAATCACAAGAACACAACTTAAAGAAATAATCAAAGAAGAACTCTCAACCTTGGAAGAAGGCGCACACCAGTTTACTGTTGGTCAGTTGCAAGATCTTATGATGGACGCATCCCGCGACGGCAAGCTGAGGATCCAACTCGATGGAATCGGCCAAGACCTTGACATCTTTGAATGGACTACAGATGATGGCGATATAATCTTATCAGTGGAGCGTAAAAGATGAAAATCACAAAGTCACAACTTAAAGAAATCATCAAGGAAGAGCTTGAAGCTGTTCTATCAGAAGATAAATTAGAAGAATCCAATTTCCTACCGCTATATCTCCTGCGGAAGATGCAGAAGAAGCGGCAGAAGGGTCCGGGGGCATCGTCGGTCGATATCCACAAACGAGCAATTGACGCTAAGGAAAAAACACAGGCGCAGCGGGACATGGAGAGGAGAGAGAAAGAAGAGAGAGAACGAAAAGATTATGATCGCCGTTGGCGTGCTTCCTTGTCGCCCGAGGATCTGGCTGCTGAGGAAGAAGCTGAAGCATTTCGCCAGAGCATGATGGAGGAAGAGCTTGGAGAATCCTTAGAAGACAGGATCAACCCAGACCTTGACGACTTGGAACAAGCAGGCTTTCGTCCAGATCCCGAAGAGGTTGCGCGAATGTTGGCTAAGAAGTTTCCCGATCTTGCGCAGGGCCGAGTAACCCAAAAGATAGGTAAAAACGATTTAATGGTATTCATCGCCGATGAGTATGATACATCAGAACAAACTGCTATGCAGGTTGTTGAAGAGATGATAGAAGAAGGTATTATCGGTATGATGTATCCCGGCTTTGTTAATATAATTACCGCCGACTTTGACGAAGTTAATGAAAGCATTGAGAAGATGGTAAGAGAAGAAATGATGAATGTCATCCTTGAAAAAGACGATCGCTGCACCAGAATCGCAAAAAGCAAGTATGATGTGTGGCCTTCTGCTTACGCTTCTGGGGCTGTCGTCCAGTGTCGCAGAGGTAAGATCTGGAAAGACCTCAAAGAAGAGGATGTGAAGGCCATAGAACCCCAAATCCGCAAAGTATTGAAGGATGAGGGTGGTGCTGCTGGGCTGGATGCTATCGTGAAGGCAGTGGATGCTGATGAAGCTGAGGTTAAAGTTATCTTAGATGATATGGTTGACGTTGGTTTGCACAAGAATGGTGATTACATTCTTGACGATGATGCCGAGGTAGACATCGAAAAAAAGTAATGGAACCTCTAATGTTGAAGACAATGGAGGAAAACAAGAATGAGTGACCCAAAGAAAGGAACAGGTAAAAAGCCAAAAGGCTCTAGCAGAAGACTATATACTGATGAAAACCCGAAAGACACAGTATCAGTAAAGTTTAAAACTGTCCAAGACATCAAGGATACACTATCAAAAGCATCATTTAAGTCCAAATCACATAAACGACAATCACAAATCATTAACTTGATCCACCAGCGAGCAAGAGCCGCCTACCAAAATGCAAAAGACCCAAAGGTCAAAGCGCGATTGAAAAAGTCTTTTGATTATGCCAAGGAAAGAAAAGAGGCTTCCAAGAGGAAAACTAAGAGAATGAATAAAAACGAAATCAAAGACATTGTTATGCAAGAGCTTCAGTCTGTGATGGACGAGAAGAAAAAGAAAGCAGGAACGGAATCCAGTAAGGAATCCAGTCTTAGTGATTGGTTTGGTCGCAAGGGAGCCAAAGGCAAGAAGGGCGGTTGGGTTGACTGCAACGCACCAGACGGTGATGGAGGCTATAAAGCCTGTGGCCGTGAGAAGGGCGAGAAGCGATCCAAATACCCAGCCTGTCGTCCTACACCCGGAGCTTGCAAAGAGAAGGGTAAGGGCAAGTCTTGGGGTAAGAAAGCAAAGAAAAACGAAGGCTTGGGTATGGACAGACAAAGACTGATGGAAATCATCAACGAAGAACTTGAGAATGTTTATTATGAGTATCTAGCCGAGGGCGAAACACTTGAAGAAGCAGAGTATCAAGGAAGAAAGGTTACTCTTAACAAACCAACGAGAGGCGATGTCAAAAAGTCTAAGGTTTATGTGAAGAACGCGAAGGGCAATGTTGTGAAAGTTAACTTCGGCGACAAAAATATGAAGATCAAGAAGAACATTCCAGCCCGTAGAAAGTCGTTTAGAGCACGACATAACTGTGATAACCCCGGACCAAAGTGGAAAGCCCGCTATTGGTCGTGTAAGGCTTGGTAAAATGAAACTACTGCTTGAAAACTGGAAACGATTTATAAACGAGGTTAAAGAGATGGTTTGCCCTAAGCCAACTCAAGACCTTGAACTGAATACAAAGAACCGTAACGCCGCTATTCAAGCAGAACACATCCAGTATGGCCCCTTGAACCTTGCTGATGAAGAGTATTGGGTTAGAGCAGCCGAACACTGGAATACAAAGCCAGAGGTTGCAAAGAAATCTAAATGTTCTAACTGCACCGCTTTTGACATTTCTCCGCGTATGAAGGAATGTATGCCCGGCCCTACCTCACAACCTATTGAGGATGAAGAAGGTTATTTAGGCTACTGTTGGATGCACCATTTCAAATGCCATTCAGCCCGATCCTGCTATACTTGGGCTGCTGGCGGACCTATCGACGAAGACAAAATCTCTTTTGAATGGCAAAGTAAAAATGAAGCATCTTAAAGAGAACAACGAAACTTATGTCGAGCACATGAAACACGCCATGGGTATCAGTTTTCTGCTGCTCACAGCCGGGACCAAGTGCCTTATTCATTCTATTATCCCTCCTCTTTTTGAAACAGGTGTATCATCTAAGTTAGATGACATCATCGCATTGGTAAAACGAAATGAAACTACTGATTGAAAACTGGCGAAAGTTATTAGAAGGGAATGTTCTTCAGTTTCCTCCCGACCGCGCTCGCCCAGAGCCAAAACTATCTAAAGAAGATTTATACAAGTTCTCTATGTTCGAAGACGGATTTGTTACCGACGTAGATGAACTTCTTGCTGGCTCAGGCGGGACAACAGAGGAAATTGAAGAGTTAATAGCTCAACTTCTCAAAGCTGTTAAAAAGACACTTAAAAAGTAGAACTCCTATTTCAAAACCCGCTAAAACCTGATACATAGTACCTTTTAAGCAAAAACCTCCTATATACTTATAGGGGGGTAATTTTATGAGATACATATTGTGGGGGATAATGTCTTTCTTGGCGCTGTCGTGTACGCAGCCTTCAATCGAGGTTTGTAACACAACAGAAGATGCGCCAACATTGCAGGTTGTAAAGACAACAACGAGTTTAATAGCCAAGTCAAGAAACGCAACGGTGCGTATTTTATCGATCGGGCCCGATGACAACATTTCAATTGGCACAGGCACAGCATTTAAATACAAGGGCCACACTATCGTTGTGACAGCCGCACACGTCATAAGCGGCCCTCCGTGGCTGGTTGGTGTGGAATCGTTAGGAGAGTCCACTATGGCACAGGTCGTTTATTACGATGCTCACAATGATCTCGCAGTCCTGCTACCTTCTAATCACTCAAGCCTAAAGCCGGTTAAGTTCAGACCAATCAAACCGGCTAGCATAAAAGTAGGCCAGAACACACTTTATTCGGGCTACCCCAACGATGATGCTATGTATACAATCAAAGGTTATATCTCTGCGATTAACCGTGAGGGAAATTATTATATGCACTCCTATGCTTGGCGCGGAGCATCAGGATCAGGTGTCTTTGATGAATGGGGTCGCTTGATTGGTGTCCTAACTGCTGTGGGAGTGGGCACCGATGTGATTGGAACACCAACCGCGATAGAAGATGTCGTTCACATCGTGCCTATCTGGAAGTTGATGACAGATCTATTAGATTTTAATCTCGAATCACTTGACGAATGAAAACCATCGTGTTATACTATTTAGTGTATGGGAGAACAACCCTTGAAGAACAAAACCAAAGCAGAACTTATTGTTATAATCGAACATCTTTTAAAAGAGATTGAGATTTATAAGGATGAGAACGAATCGCTTTGGTTTATGTTAGATGAAATACACGAATCCGACAAAGCAGCCAAAGTAGTAATGGAAGAGCAGCAAGTTATAGAAATGCTCTCAAAGATGGAACCTGTCGGAGACGCATAAGGATTTAAACTATGGAAGATAATCTAAACCAGCCAGAAGAAGATAGAGTTGCAACTGATGCCGAGGAACTAAAGCCGAAGCCACCGACAAAGTTTGCCCCTCGCGGTATTGAGACTTTCACAGTTTGCCGCCAAGGTGACGAATCGGGGATCTCAGGCACGGGAGTTGTGATTGAGGGTGTTCAGTATGCAACTGGTCAGGTGGTACTACACTGGCTAACGCCGGTTCCAAGGGGTTCTATCGCGATCTTTGAAAGCCTAAGTGATTTCAAGAAAGTACACGTCAGTCCACACCCAGATAACAAGACGATTATTACTTGGGCAGATGGACGACAAGAAGAGTTTTAGACTATTTATTGTGTAAAGAGGAGCTTTTACAATGAGAATTACAAAGAACAGATTGAAAGAAATCATCAAAGAAGAGATCCAGAAGTTGCGAGAAGGTAACTTCCAAGAGGAATATTGCAGACGCAATCCTAACGCTGAAGGCTGCTTGGAATACTGGCAGGAAGAAGCCAGAGCCGAAGGCATTGGTGAGGATGACATTGACTTTAACGATGCAAAGGCTTTAGTCTCTGCTATTGATAAAATGGGGAACTAAATGTCCTTTTCAAGTAAATGGAAGAACTTCAAGCGCCTGACGGAAGCGATGGAACAAACTCCATTTAAATCCGCAGCACAAAAGCGATACAAAGCCCAGCGCCGAAGAAATGACATTTACTCAACGATGGGCGGTATTAAGAATAAGAAGAGTGGACCACCGTTTACGGGGAAGGTCCAACGAGCCGGTACGTCAAAGCTAAGGTTTGAAGGACTACAGGAGAAGATCAGTGCTGACGCTCTCCGTTCTTTCGAGGTAAATGATACCTTGGAACCTAATGTTTGGGAGGGCGACAAGTTAAAGCCCGAGGTTAGAGAAGCACTTTTAAAGATTGTAAAAGACTTTATTATTGATCTTCCATTTGATATAGATGTTGAAGATATAACTTTAACCGGCTCTTTGGCTAACTACAACTGGTCAAAGTTCTCGGACGTGGACCTCCACATCCTGTTAGACTTCACTAAGGTGGATGACAATCAAGAGCTTGTAAGTCAGTTTTTTAGAAATCTACAAACGAACTGGAACAACACTCACGACATTTATATGGATGACTACGAGGTAGAAATCTATTTCCAAGATACTAACGAACCCCACCTTTCAACTGGGGTTTACTCGGTTGAGAATGACGAGTGGTTGACCGAACCAAAGCCCGAAGCAGCCAGTATCGACTATGCAAATATAGAGAAGAAGGCACAGGATATGTCAGATCGCATCGATGATATTGAGCGAATGATGAAAGACGGCGAAGAAGATAAAGTATTGGACGCAATCGACCGATTGAAGACAAAGATACGGAATATGCGAAAGGCTGGGCTAGAGGGAGCAGGACAGTTTTCTGTTGAAAACCTAGCTTTCAAGGTGCTTCGCAGGAGCGAGGAGTTAAAGAGACTTTCAGATCTAAAGGCCAAAGCCTACGATGAACTCATGTCAGTGCGATAATGTAAAAAATGTGTCAAGACCCTTGACACAGACCCCCCAAGCGGTTATAATATATATGTGTGGGAGAGCTACACACCTTAATAAGATACTCACATGAGCAAACGGAGCTTGAAAGATATGGTTTTGGAACTTGGCGACTTGGATATTACGAAAGAAGAGATGAAGCAGGCAGTAGAAATCAAGAAAGTGATCGACGATGCGATGCTTAAAAAAGACTTAGAACTAGGCTTTGAACACGTTGTTCTCTGGTGGCTCGGTTCAGAACCAGCAGACGCTTAAAGTTTTTTATATTTTCTGCTTGACTTCGGCACGGGGACGTGCTATAATGTATATGTAGCGTGGGGGTTGCATTGGCTGAATGTAAATTGTGTGGTGAAGAGTATCCTGCTCGTCGCCTAGAATTAGGTTATCATCTGTGTTTGGAATGTGGAGATCGTCGTGCCCATCGAGTGGCCGACCATCGTTCCCGTTGCTCAGCACCATCATTTAATAAAGGGGCCTACCAGCCCGTTATGACCGTCGGCGATGCCCGATGGGTAGGAAGGTAGTATGAGCGCAAATCATTTATCTAATCGCGGAAACTGGCAGATGGGAGCAAGGGTCACAGGAGACACTGGTGAAAACGAGTTCGTCAGACATCTGGCGAAAAGCCTACCTGACCATTACACCGTCCAACTAAAGCCTCCAAAGGTGAAAATTTATCCCAATGGCAAAGGCATAATACTTGATGCTAAAGTTACTAACAACGAAACAAGCCGGTTCGTATTTATTGAAAAGAAAACAGGGAACAACGGTGGTAACGCCCATGAGAGGGTTTACAAGATGATCACGGAGGGCGTCGTAAAGACGGTCAGAGAGATGCACCCGAACACACCAAAGTATCCAATCTTCCTAGCCTTTTCGGGAGATACTTTTCAGAGGGAAGACTATCAGAATAAATTGAAAGTTGATTTGTATGGTGTTCCATATGCAATCATAGAGCCAGACTTTACAAACATCAAAGATGTAGCTGAACAGATCATGGAGATTATTTAATGAAGCCATTGTTTATGTGGGCTGGTGGTAAAACCAAGTTGCTCGATACTTTTGCTAAACATCTACCGGAGAGTTTTGATACATACATCGAGCCCTTTTTTGGTGGTGGAGCCGTATTTACATGGGCATACGCCAAAAATCCAAGTGCTAAATTTGTGATTAATGATATAAATCCATACATTATGGAGATTTATCGAGCTATCAAGGGTGACTTACAAGATTTTTGTGACATTCTTGACGACCTAGAATCTCAGTATATTGCACTTCTCCCGCCGACTTACAAGCAAGTTACTGTAACTGACGGCAAGAAGAAAACAGAATGGTTAGGTCTTGAAGGCGGCGCGCCTGATAAAGATTTAGAAAAGAAATACAAGTTAAAAGGGAATACTTACGATTGGGACAAGATATATCAAATCCGTCCCTCGCGAAGAACTTTCTTCTTTAAGACTCGTGCTTTGTACCAAGAGAATCTCCATAACTGGAGCGCAACCAAGAGAGCAGCATACCTCTATTTCCTTATGAAAACGGCCTTTAACGGCGTTTGGCAAGCCAAGGCAGGCACTGACCTATTCAACACACCATGTGGCCTCATGAGGCACAAAGAATCGATTTATGATAAGGACAACGTGTTATCTTGGAACGTCGCACTACAGAACGCGACCATTTTGGATGGAGACTTTAAAGAAACCTTAGAACATGCCTGTAATGATTCGTTTGTCTATTTGGACCCGCCTTATCGAGGAGGGTTCGCAGACTACAACACCAAGAAAGATGATGATTTCCAAGAAACGGTTATCAAATTCTTTGAAGACAGCAAGAGTAAAGGTTCATACTGCCTTTTATCAAATCGGGACTTGGGCGATAACTTCTTTACCACCAGAAAAGGTACAAACAAGCTCGTATATTTTGATGTTACATACACTGTCGGCAGGAAAAAGAAGAATGAAGGCGGTGAATACGAGGCTACCAAAGCCCGTGAAATATTAATGATTGGAAGATAGTTTTTAAGCCCCTTTAGCTCAGTTGGTTAGAGCAGCGGACTGTTAATCCGCGTGTCGTTGGTTCGAATCCAGCAAGGGGCGCATTTTATGGGGCTGTAGCTCAGAGGTTAGAGCAGTCGCCTTATATGCGATTGGCCGGTGGTTCAAATCCACCCAGCCCTACTTCAGTTCTCAAGGGCTCTTAGCTCAGTTGGTCAGAGCACCCGGCTCATACCCGGATGGTCCTCGGTTCGAGTCCGAGAGAGCCCACTTTTTAACTAGGATAATGTTCTCCGTGACATTTCGTGACATCTTACTTGTTGACTTCGCCCGCGTTTGGGTGTATAATGTATAAACAAATGGGGCGGCAGTCCCTTAAACCAGCGAGGTAAAAATGCAAATAGTAGATAGTGTTAAAACCGGAATCACTTCAGCACTCCAAAACCCGCTTGGAGCCTGCCTTGGCGTGGCTTACTGGATCCTTTGTTTAGGTGTCGGTGCGTGGGCGATCCAATGGGTGATCAACTTCGTATTCCGTCTTAACGGCTTCTAAGCTAACAATGAGCGCCCTTAGCTCAGTTGGATAGAGCATCGGCCTTCTAAGCCGAGGGTCGTAGGTTCGAATCCTACAGGGCGTACCATTTTTTAAACTGGGGGATTATATGACGGTAGTAAAGAAAGCATTGGAGTTCGCGACGGAGGCCCACAAAGGTCAGGTCCGTAAGTATACTGGTGAACCTTACATCGTCCACCCAATCGAGGTTATGGAGCTTGTAAAGCAGGTTATCGATGATCCCGAGATGCAGGCTGCTGCGTTGTTGCACGACGTGGTAGAGGATACTCCAGTATCTATCAAGGAAATCAAAGATGAGTTCGGCCCTCGTGTGGCCGCACTGGTCAGCGACTTGACCGACGTAAGCAAGCCAGAAGATGGTAACCGAGCGTTGAGAAAGGAGCTTGATCGCCAACACACAGCCGAAGCATCACCCGATGCCAAGACTGTCAAACTGGCAGACCTCATCAGCAATGGCAAGAGCATTATCAAGGATGATCCTAACTTTGCGAAGGTTTTTATGAAAGAGAAGGCTGCACTACTGGACGTTATGACCGAGGGTAATATTATTTTGTTCAAGCAAGCGTCTGATATGGTTGCTTCATACTTTGATAACCGCTCTTGACATTTCCTTGACATTAAAAGTCTTGACTTCAGACTCAAAATTTAGTATAATATGTATGTAAGGTTGAGGAAGAGCCTCAACCACACAACCCAGAGAAGAGAGATTGAAATGAGTAATTTGATTACAAACAAAGGTATCGCGCAAGACAGCTATGGAGATATCAGCACAAAAGTTATAAACCATGCTCCAAAGACAGCCAGTGAATATGCCGCAAGAATAGAGGATTTGTCAGTTAACACACCTTCTCTGATCAATCGTGATACAGAGATAAAGAATCTGCGAAAAAACCTAAAGGTTCGTGGAGGCTTTGACGGTGATATGTGGCAACCGCCTCGCGCAGGCCGATGCGCTGACACTGGCAAGGTGTTTGTTTTCGATGGCGACCACTCTAGGCACCTTTTCAAAATGACATACCCGGATGTTGAAACAATGCCCATGCAAGTTATTGATGTAGATACAAAGGCAGATATTCACAGATTATTTGTTCAAACAAATAAAACTTGTAAGACTGCCATTACATCCGAGCAAACTTTTGTTCACAGTGTTTATGCTGGCGACGAAAAGGTTCAAGATTATGCAAACATCCTAAACAATTCTGGAATGTATGTGTATTGTAGCCATGAAGACGGTGGTTTTGTTGGTGATGACTGTGGCGTGCCGGTGAAATTTAACAGTCTCAAGGCGGCTGTGGACGCATCCGAGGAAGTAGATATGGTTCGTGAGGCTAAGGAACTTGTTATGAAGTGTAAGAACCCTAGAAAAGAAGATAAGCCAATTTCTGGCGAAATGCTTAGGAGCCTCTGTATTCTGTTCTCGGCATACCCCGCGTTGCGCCCTAATGGTGCCTGTGGCTCTGAGTTTGAAGAATTTTTTATTGAGGCTGTGGGTAGTAAGTTACCCGAACGATTTGGTAAAAAGATTCAAGAAGATTGTAAGAGTAAGTTTAAGAACCAATATCGAATGACTGCTGGTTTGGTTCATGAGATTATGGAGCACCAAAAGGATAACCCAAATACTTTTATTGCGGTTTCAAAGGGGTCTTACAAGAGAATCCAGAAAGGCGACCTTCGTAAGCACATCGATAGTCGTCTTTCAAAGCGCAAAAAAGCCTCTTGACATTCCCTTGACATTTAAAGTCTTGACTTCAGACTCAAAATCTAGTATAATGTATATACAAATCGGGCATCGTCCCACAAACAAAGAGGCATCTATGCACATTGGTAGTTATGTTCAAAATCGCAATTCTAAAGGTTCTGTCGGCGTCATCGTCAACCGTCCAGCCGTTTCTAACTGCTGGCGCGTGATGTGGATCAAGGGTAATAACCGTGGTTCAACCCTGATTTCTCAAGAAGCAGAACTGAAAACAGTAGAAACAAAAGTTTGATTTAGTGGGTATGGGTTCTTATAAAAAGAACTAAGGATTATTACTAGCGTTCAACGCCAACAACGAACGCTGTTCCCCCTTACGGGGGACAAACCAGTTGAAGGTTGGCTAGGGTGGTGGTCCCGCGCCAAAGACATGCGGAAACCGGAACCCATACCTACTTTATCTCCAGAGGACAAAATGTCATTTATTAAATTAGATTCAGAAATTATGAAGAAGAAGTTTTTCACCATCGGTGAAAGTGATGTTACGAGTTTTGATGACCACGCCGTCATCTCTCTAAAAGATGAATCAGGAAACTGGACAGAGATCTACGTCTTCAAAAGCGAGGAAGATGCTGGACAACACGCCCGTGATCATTGGGAAGATTACATTGACAGTTATTCTAATGAAGAGATTGTTGAGGTTCTAGGCGCAGATACACTTATCGCTTGGGCTTTGGGTCAGGCAGCAGGACCGGGATCTTCAAAAGTCAAGAACCTAAATGAGTGGTTGGACCTGTATCTTGACTCGCCAGAGGAACATTTTGATAGTGGTCCATATCAGATTGAGCTTGTGGCTGATAACATCGAAGAAATCATTGGTTTTAAGCCAACAATCGCATACGGAATGTGATAATGGAAGAGCGCACACAAGAAGAACTAGAATGGTATTTAGAGCGTTTCATCGGCTCTATCCAGCAATGCCTTGAAGAACACGAAAACGCGCGCACTTATGGTGATAACTGGACAGTTACGACCAAAAAGGGGCCTAAATACTGGAAAATCATCGCTACAGCGACCCCAAAAGATAAAAACGCTTGGCTTGGCACAGCCCCGCGACCGAGCATCTTTGGTTTTGTTCGCCGTAAAGACGGCGCTATCCTGATGAACGCCGGTAAGCGCCCCCAGACAGAGACGAAAAGCGCAGTTAGGGGCTACATTTGGGAAGAGACAGCAAATTCTACGTTCAGTTGGACAGGTATAAACTACGATATGGGGTCTTGACATTTCCTTGACACTAAAGGTGTTGACTTCTGGCTCAAAATTTAGTATAATATGTATGTAAGGTCGAGGAGGACATACATGGCGAAGAATTTGGATAGCGTAATGACTTGGAAAGAGGCTTGTGAGGAGTTTGAAAATGAGGTTCTACCTATTATTCAAGAGCATCACGAGAAGGATGGCCGTATCGATGAGTGTGCGCGTTCCGAGGCTTGGAACAACTGGACGGATTATCTCTGCAAAGACGATAAAATCAGCGATTGGCAGTATGAGAACTGGACACACCCTGCTTGTTGCAGTTAGGAGATTGAATTGACGCTAGACCCTATCGAACGATACCCGTGGATTAACTTCCCTCTTGAAGTAAAACAAAATCCTGTTCTTAGCACGATGCCCAGTGGTAAACGCTGGGCTATCGCAGGCAACACTTGGGTGGAAGTCCCCCTTGAAGCTACAAGAGAAGACCTTCCTAAGTGGTTGCTCTACAAAAGACCAACACCATCCTATGAAGAGGTCAAGGTTGAGGGTTCTAAAGGGAATACCTACACAGTTCGCAAACACACAGAGACAGGTAAACTATCTTGTAGCTGTCCCGCGCATAAGTATCGGGGCAAATGTAAACACACCAAAATTGCTTTTGGAAACTAAACTATGGCTGAGTGGTGGAATTGGTATACACACAAGACTTAAAATCTTGCGCTCATAGAGATTGCGGGTTCGAGTCCCGCCTCAGCTACCACCTTAAAACTACACAATGGAGAAAATAATGAAAACGATTACCGCTAGCAAACTTCGGGGTGAATTTACCTCTATCATCAAAGATCTACACGCCGTTGGCGTTACTAAACACGGGAAGGTTATCGCAGTCCTAGCGAGTCCCGAACTAATTGAAAAGATAGCACAAGAACAATTTAGCCCCCAAGAGATAGCCGATGGGGATCACCTTGTTGATTGGGCTGCCTCACGCGCTCTTTTTGAGCCTTACGCGGAGCCCGAGGAGCCTGTAAGTGTGATGGCAACCCCACAACCACCCGAGCCCTCACAGAGCGCGACAGAGGCTTATGACGATGATTACGAAGAAGACGACTTTGAAGCTGACGATTGGGACATGAGCATGGATAGTGACTTCGAGAACTACCTTAGTAAGATGACCAGCCGAGCCATTGACCGCCCCAGACCTTGATTATCAGTCTTGACATTTGCTTGACATTAAAAGCCTTGACTTCTGGCTCAAAATTTAGTATAATATGTATGTAAGGTTGAGGGAGAGACAGATGAAGATGAAGAACTTGGACATCGAGATGCACAATGAGCTTGACATCACGAATATGACACAGAAAGAAATCGAGGACGCGATTCACTCGGTTCTATCTGGAGAAAAGACGTTCGCACAGGTCGTGGCAGAAAACCACGGTCCAAAGGTAACTATCACAGAAGAAGGGGAAAGCAATGTTTAAGGTTGGTGAAGTTGTTAAACTTAAAGCAGCACAAGGCGCAAGTCAGCGAACAAAGAACCGTATCCGCGAACGCGGCGATGAAGGTTTCACGGTTGGGCGAGCACCACAGGCTGCATCGTTCGCTGGAAACCGAGGTGTTAACTGGGTTATGCTCACATCTCAATCCGGCGACTGGCTTGGTTGGCTTCCAGTAGATGAGTTGGAGGTTGTAAATGAAGGCCGGTGATTTGTTGAGGTTGAAGCAGGCAACTACGAGGATGATGCGAAAGCATCAAGGCGATTTATTCATTGTTGTCCATAGCGACACAGGTATGACCCGCGTTATGGTTCAGAGCCTGAAAAGCGGCAAGAGACGCCGACTTTCAAAGAACAGATTTGAGGTTATCAGTGGAAGTCGGTGATTTAGTAAAAGCGGCATCATGGCCAGATACAGGCGTGGCAGACGTGGGGCTGGTAACCTGCGTTGATCCCGAAGAAATCGGAGATAACAAAGAAGTAGAAGTTACTTGGATGGATGGTGTTAGAATGAACCATTCAGCCCGTTATTTGGAGGTTATCAGTGGGAGTCGGTGATTTGGTGCAAAGAAAGGGCACATCCGCGTGGAAGGCTATTATAACTGGATTTGATGGCGAGCACAGTGCTCGGATTGTCTGGGTAGATACTGGGGAACCAGATGCTTGCAGCATAGACTTGTTGGAGGTAATCAATGAAAGCCGGTGATATTGTAGCTTTGAAGGAACGATTCAAGCGAGTTAGAAAAGGTTTTGTTCTTGGTCCATCACCACACTTTGCCAGCCCTATCGGTCCAAACTACTGGAAAGTCCGATGGTTTGGGCCACTGAGACAAGAAGACATTGTAATGGCGGGAAACTTAGAGGTAATCAATGAAGAAAGGTGATTTGGTGAGACTACAAAACCAAGACAGTGAAAACAACCTTTGGATGGTGCTTATCACCCACAAGGATGACTCATCAATCTATGTTCAGAGCCTAAAAACAGGCTACAAGATGAACGCAGGCAAAAGCCACTTTGAGGTAATCAGTGAAAGTCGGTGATTTAGTAAAGTTTAGTTCTCCAACCGCGTTTAAGACCTCTGAGAGCCGCTATGCGGCGTCCGGCATCGTGGTAGGGTTAAGTGACAGAGAGGCGCAGCCTCACCCTAAGAAACGCATTTACGAAGTTCTATGGGCCGATGGCAAGCACACAAAGGAATGGGATTGTTATCTGGAGGCCCTAAATGAAAGTCGGTGATTTAGTAAGAATAGCACCACACTGTAAAAGCAAGGGTAAGCTAGCGATTGTTACCTATGTTCCCTCATATAAAGGCGAGGTCCGCATTAGGTATTTGGAACCAACACAATCGGCAGAAGGCTACGACCTCGTGTATACAAGCAATCTTATTTCAGTGAGTGGAAAATGAAAGTCGGTGATTTAGTAAGGTTAAAGCCCGAAGCTGCCGAGGGTGACGCAAAAGGTCTGGGGGTAGGCGTCATAGTGGAAGAGGGTGCAGACCAATGGAATCAAGAATTTGTAAGGATACAGTGGCTCAAAACAATGGGCAAACCTTGGTTTAGATACAAAGAAGATGTGGAGATGATAAATGAGGTATACATACCCGTCGAACGAAGATAACCCCGGTTATAAGCGGGAAATAGAGAGAGGAGACACAGTTTGCTACAAAGGCGACAGGTCAGCACTGGCAGCGATAGCACAGGTTGGAAGTATGGATTATGGACAAGGACGAATAATCAAGAAAGCATCAGTGATTTGGCTCACTGGCTCAAAGATAGGGAAGAAACAGATGTATGACGTGAGAGATCTAGTTCTTGTGGAACAACCTAGTTAATCAGTCTTGACATCTACTTGACAAACAAAGGCTTGACTTTAGCCTCAAAATTTAGTATAATGTATATGTAATCAGGAGAGAACAACATGGCCAGACGTATCCAACCAATCTTTGACTCTATCCTCGCAGACACTCGTTTGCAAGGTTCAAGCCGCTCTTTCATCGAGTCGCTTCAAGAGCAATTCACCAACAAAAAGACCCTAAGTGCAGGTCAAAGGCAGGCTTTGGACATTATGCAAGAACAACTTGCTTCTGCTCCCGCAATCGACGCAGACAAGCAAAGTCGCCTTGATAGCTTGATTTCTCGCGCAGAGGCCGCACAAGACCCTTGGGGTGTGAACTTTGTAACCAGTATCAAACATCAAATGGCTATTGGTAAGGAGCTTTCTCCCCGTCAAAAGGAGATTTTGGTGAAGGTCGCAGACCGACACAGCGACAAAGCACAGGAGCAGCGCGAAAGTTGGGCTTCGAGCTTTACTTCCGAGATGCGGGAGATGATGGAGATTGCAGCACGGTATTACCTTGCTAACCCTCCTTACTTTAAAGACCTTGCAACCAAGGCTTTGGAGGACAACACATTCATCCCTTCCGAGCGGGCTTATAAGAAGATGGTGGAAAACAAGTTTGCAGGCAAGGTTATCGCCGCAACCTTGGCAGAGCCTCGCTATAGTGTAGGTTCTATGGTATCTTTGCGGGCCACCGCTCCATCTAACCTTCTTTATGTTACTTGGTCCGCTCTTGGAGAGAACAAGACCCGAACGGGCAAACTGGCAACCGTCCTAAAGGTAGGAGCAAAGCCGGTTACCAGCCCTGCTCGTGGAAGTAAGGTTTATTCTGTGCTTTTCTTCGGGGAGACATCGCCGCTTCACGTCGAAGAACGATGGATTAAGAAGGGGAAGCGATAGATGAATAGTAGGCTAACGCACCACCGAAAGAAGAGGAACGGCCTGATGACGTTTTATTGGTCGTTTGCTCTGTTCTCGAATATGCTGGCTCTAGCTGTAATATGGCTCTTGACATCTCTTTGACATTTAATCGATTGACTTCAGCCCCAAAATTTAGTATAATGTATATGTAATCAGGAGAGGAATACATACATGAGTTATAAGCGCACAGTCCGATGTTCATACTGCTACGGCACAGGTCACAACAAGTCTAGTTGTCCAGAGTATAAGGCTAAAATCGAAGAGTATCGCGAGCTAGGCATTATGACCGGCACCGTCGAAGCATACGACAGGAAGAAGCAGCGTAAAGCCACAGCAGCCAAGAACCGCTCTTGCTCCTACTGTGGAGAGGCTGGCCATTCTCGGGCTGGATGCTCCAAAATGAAGGCACAGATGGAGCGTTACCGCATCCGTAACAAAGAGTATCGTTCCAACTACCTCAAGGCAGTCCTTGAAAATGGGCTTGGACCCGGCGCTTTGCTCTCTGCCGAGAATTGGGGAGGTTCAAAGACCCTTTACCTCGTGATGTCCGTGGATTGGTCCAAGGTCAGTATGCACAAAAAGGATGCCCGCGTATTCCACGTTCTACCTCTGGAACGGCTGGGTAACGCCAATAAGGACCGTTGGAGCAGCGATTTCGCTCTATCAATGGATATTCGCGGCAAAGATTATGGCCAAAACTACAAAGTTGAGGTTAAAGCTGACGAATCGTCTATCTTCGCTATCCTGCCACCCGAGTATCACGACGGTAAGCTAGGTTTGAAGGACACTTTCCGCGATAAGGAGTGGGGTGGACACAAGATTCCCCGCGACTGGCACGGAGATCTTCGAGACGAGCTAGATGTTTCAACTATTGAGACGACGATCTAGGAGCTTTAACCTCCCTTTCTCGTCTTGACATCCTCTTGACACAAAAACCCTTTACTTTTGCCTCAAATTTTAGTATAATATATATGTAAGGTCGGGGATGGTCCCCACCGAACTCAACTCTTGAATCTGGAGATTCACACAATGGCTATCGATTTCACTACTTTTAACTCTGTTGTTGCTCACGTCATTGATGCAGGTTTCCCCGTGCTTATTCGCGGGCGTCACGGCATCGGCAAATCCGAGGTTGTCTATCAGTTTGCAGCCGAGCGCAACCTTCCCGTCGTCGAACGCCGCGCGTCTCAAATGACCGAGGGCGACCTTATGGGCCTTCCTTCCATCGATGGGGAGTCTACCCGCTGGAACGCTCCCGATTGGCTCAAAGAGGCTTGTGACAACGGTGTGGTGCTCTTCCTTGATGAGGTTGACCGTGCGACTATGGAGGTTCGTCAAGGTATCTTTGAACTTACCGATTCTCGCAAGTTGAACGGTTGGCATCTGCACCCACAGACTCGCATCTTCGCTGCTGTCAACGGTGGCGAGCATAGTGGAGCTTCTTCCTACCAAGTTGGTGAGATGGACCCTGCCGAGCTTGACCGTTGGACCGTGTTTGATGTAGAGCCTACCGTCAGCGACTGGTTGACTTGGGCGAATGGCAAGGTTGACCCTATGGTTTGGGACTTTGTTAACCAGAACCACGCTCACCTAGAGCACAAGCCAGATGCTGGTGGTTACGAGCCGAACAAGGTTTATCCTTCTCGCCGGTCTTGGGTTCGTTTCAACGATACCGTTGGCAACGCTAACCTTCTCGTAGAGCCTAAGCAAAACCTTGCTCCTCTCTACAATCTCGCTGCCGCCTTTATCGGCTTCGAAGCTGCTGTTTCGTTCCGTGACTTTGTTGAGAACTACGAGCGCATCGTAACCGTCGAGGACATTCTGGTCCACGGTAAGGTAGCTTCAACCAAGGATTTCGGTATCAACGACCACCTTGCTCTCGTTGAGAAGATGGAAGCAAGTGAAGTGCTCCGTAGTCCGCTTCCAATCGAGCAAATCCAGAACCTCGCAGACTGGTTCGTTACTTTGCCTTCTGAAGTTGCTATGAAGTTGTTCGCAACGATTGGCGCAAGTGCAGATAACTCCAATGTTATCGCGCTGCACGGTGCAACCGCATCGAATGGCCAGAAGGTTCTTGACTTCATCGTCGAGATCGTAGGGTAAACCTACACTTTCGGGTTGTTAGCTCAGTTGGTAGAGCACCGGACTTTTAATCCGATGGTCGTGGGTTCGAATCCCACACAACCCACCACTTTATTAACCAAGGAGAAACTACACTATGTGGAACACTATTGATCAACATTGGGATTCGCTGTTTATCAGCACCCTTATTATTGCACACTTTCTAGCTATCTTTTCAGTAAGCTGAGGTATTAAATGACAAACGAAATTAAATCACAACTTGAAAACGCCGCTGAAGACTTGTCTATCTTGTTTCAGAGCACACTTATCAGTGAGATGGCCACAGAAAACGGGCTTGTACCTGTGTTAATGGACATCGGTTCTGACCCTGCTAGATACATCAATATCTTCAGTGACGAGATTATCCGCCTTGGAGCGGCATATTATAAGACTATCACCGCTTGGACGGAGCTAGACGAGATGGGTATTGATGATTATTATCCAGAGACGGATATTGACCTTCAACCCGATACTTTCGACGAGCCTCCCAATCGTGACAACGCGCTACAGTTCCCGTCCGAGGTTCATGTGGACCCATACGATAATCCAGATGGAGATCGCCATGACCGAGGTTAATGCTAGGTTTCCAGTAAGTCTTACGAAAGAAGAGGTTAAAGCTATCATAAGAGGTTTGCGTGAGATCTTCTTAGAAGAGGAGCTTAAAACAGGATTAATCAAACGCCTACGTTTGCGCCTCGCCCAGCGAGAGCAGGAACTAGCCAACCTAAAAGAACTTATGGAAGGCCCTGATATGCAAGTTGGAATCTAGGTTTTCTCTCTTGACATCCTCTTGACATCAAAATCCTTTACTTTCTCTCAAAATTGTAGTATAATGTATATGTAAGGTCGGGGATGAACCCCGCACGGGAGTACGCAATGACAGTCTCAGATTCTAGTTTCAACCTTAATACTCACACGCACCGGCTCCTTCAGAATGAGCCCTTCTTTGCTGCTCTTTCGCGACGCATCGATAAGCGTGCTACAACCTCCGTTCCCACTGCTGGTGTTCACATCACACAGGACGGGCGCTTTGAGATGCTTTATAATCCTGATTTTATGGAGCGTATCATCGAGGAGTGTGGAGAAGTCAAGGAGAACCGAGAGAATCCTTATCGTTGGGTTCGTGGTATCTTGATGCACGAGTTCTATCACTTGATTTATGGTCATGTGACTACCCGTATGCCCGAGGAAGGTATGAGCAAGTTGTGGAATATCGCGACGGACCTAGCTATCAACACTCATATCGCCGATGAAATCCCTACTAACGGCTGTATCCCCGGACGTGGACCGTTTACCGAGCTTGAAACTGGTCTTTCGGCTGATGCTTATTACAAGATTCTTCAAGATGACGAGCAAGCATCCGAGGACGATAGCGAGGGCTCTAAGGACTCTTCTGGCGACGGTGAAGACGGTGAGGGTCAAGGTCAAGGTGAAGGCGGAGAAGACGAAGAGCAGGACGATAGCGGCGGCTCAGGCTCTGGTTCTGGTGGTGGTATGGGTGACGCCGACCCTCTCGATGACCATAGTGGTTGGGGTGAGGCCACTGGTGAAGATGCTGCTACAAGCCAGCAAATCGCTGAAGAGCGTCTAAAGCAAATGGTCAAAGACGCAGTTCAAGAGGCTGGTGCTAAGGGCTGGGGTTCAGTATCCGCTAGTATGCGTAAGCAAATCGTTGATTCAATCGCTACAAAGGTAGATTGGAAAAAGGTTTTGCGCTCCTTCGTCAAAGCCAGTCAGAAGGCTAATCGTCGGTCCACTGTGAAGCGTATTAATAAGCGTTTCCCCTACATTCACGCAGGCAAGCGAGCCGAACGTGTTGCTCGCGTTGCTATCTCTATTGACCAATCTGGTAGTGTATCAGATACTATGCTCAAAGCGTTCTTTGCAGAGTTAGAGCAACTTTCAAAGTATGCCGAGTTCGTGGTTGTCCCCTTTGATACTCGTGTTGATGAAGATCTAGTATATACTTGGAAGAAGGGTGAGAAGAAGAAGTGGGAGCGTGTTATGTCAGGTGGAACCTGCTTTAATGCCCCTTCGCAGTATGTCAATGATAACAAGTTTGATGGTCACATTGTGCTCACGGATATGTGCGCTGAAAAGCCTATCCCAAGCAAGTGTCGTCGTATGTGGATGACTGATAACTATGGTGCTACGCAACCTTACTTCAAGACTCACGAAAAAGTGCTTGAAATCACAACTTAGGAGAAATGATTATGGATTTAAATATGTTTGAATGTGTTGCTTTGGGTGCTGGCTTAAACTTTGTGCTTTGGTCAGGCCCCATTATGTTATTCCATTGGGCGCTTGACAACGATTGGGTAAGGTGACCCTATGTTAAAGGTCGGCGATTTAGTAAGAAGAAGCGACGTTTTGGACTTCAGAGGCTTCTTGCTTCAAGAGTTAAAGTTGATTAACAATTGTTCTCAGCTAGAGTTAAACTATGCAGAGAGACACAAGTTAAGCTATTGGAAAGTATTGTGGTTCAAACACCCTTATGGGGATGAGGGTCCAGTCGTTGAATCACAGTTTGCACCCACGTTAGAGAAGGTAAAGGGTAATGGACTTTAAACCAGAGAAATACAAAAAGGGTGAGATGGTTAGATACTTTAAGTATGATAACACTCTTGGTATTGTATTAGGACAGGACGGCTCCGAAGTTAGCGTTCAATGGGTATCTTGGCCGGGGCATCCAGACCTCTCGGTCGCGCGCGGCCCCTTGGCGATGTATAAGGTGAAGCGCGTCGAAGGGCAGGTTTAAGGTTAGGTTTTTCGCGCCAGATTTTTTTTCACAAGAGGTATAAAACAATGTTAGGTGAGTATTATATAGGCACACAAGTGCGTCGTGCTTGGATGACGGACCCCAAAGTCCAGTATCAAGTAGGAACAATCACGGCCCTCGTTAACGACGGCACCCTAACTTCTTCGGATGTTACGGTCCTATGGTCAGACGGTAGGGAAACCAAGGAAATTGATTGTGAGCTTTATGAGGTGAAAGCCGAGAACGGAGTATGGAAGAGAGATATTCCATCGAAGAGAGATAAACGAATAGCAGCCAACGCAAAGTATTATCACGATGTTTAATGCAGGTGATTTAGTTTATGACCGACGTCTAAACAAGATAGGGATGATAATGAGAGTCGAGGGTAAATCTATTCTTTCAGTGGTAACACAAGAAGAGGTAGATGACTCTTGGTATCATATTCTGTTTTTCGGAGACGAATGGTGTAAAGATGGAAACACTAGAGGCTATGCAATGGATCTCGGCAATAGGATATTAGAAAGCTATAACCCCCAGATTCATCCAGTTCCCTTTTAGGTTGAGGTAAGGTATGAGTAGTACGAGACTAAAAGGCAACATCAATAGAATAATAATCAAAGGCACGCTTATCCAGCATAAGAGCAGGATTATGCGAGAGCCAATAAAAGGTATTGTTCAAAAGGTAAAAAAGTATAAGGGAGCATGGAATGACGTGTATCTTATAAGGTGGCTTGAAGGTCCAGAATGGACTAGGGGAGAGAAGAACAGAAGAGTTAATCCTCAGTGGGTAGAAGAAAGAGATATAATGCTTGGTATAGGGTATGACATACTAAGCGGATATATCCAAATGTATCCAGACGATGATTAACTCCATTAGGGGACTAGTGAGACAAAGTGGAAAGGAATGGTTTAAAGTGGGATAAGGTGGACAGAACCTGACCGCATAATAGTCAGTAATGTATAAAGTAGTATAGAACTAAACTAAAGTATGAACTAGACCAAGTAGGGTTTAGGTAGGATGTAGCGTAAAGCTCCCTATCTAAGCCCTTTTTCTTTGTCTAAAATATGCTACGTTGTTTAATATAGGGTAAGGTAAGGGTAGTATAAGGGTAGGGGTTGGTTGTATATGGTTGGAGGGGGTTGTACTTAGGGCACACGCACTCGTCGCGTTTTTTCACGCAACCCTAAGTTATCCACAACCCTACATAAGCCTACAGCCCACATCTATGGCTGGGAAGGAATGAGGCACTCACGATAATAGAGCCCACGGTAACGCAGGATCTAACAGCACTATCCCCAGTCACACAATAAACAATGGTTCATAAATCGCTAAGGGGAAGCTAAGGTTTAAAGGGTAGTATTAGGTTGTGTATAACTTTTATTAAACGAAAAGGGATAGCAAAGGATAGCTAAGGTTGGCAAAGGGTTATAAGGGACTGCTCCATAATGAACTAAATAAAATAATCCACAAGGTTAAACCTACGTTATCGGCTAGTACCCCCCTCCCCCTCCCCCCCATATACCGGGTTGTAAGTACCATATGGGCGACCCGCTCATCGCGGGCATAGTACATTCGCTCCCCACACAGAAAAATCCCAGAATATGAACTTGACTTTTACGGCCTGTCGTGTTATATTATAGTATAAGGGGGAGCTATGGTACGCACCACTCAAGATGATGAAAGAGAGAATATGCAGGTTGAGCTATTTAACCTTACACCACTACAGGGAAGATCTAACAAGTATATACCCGATGCTATATTAGAAGATGGGGAAGAGGAGCACTTCATTGAGTTTAAAACCAGTGAAGAGAAACGACGGCAGGTAAGCACCGCGCGTAACGTTACTTTAGATAAGATTGATGAATGGGAAAAGGTATGGTGGGTATTCTCTCTTTATAGAAAGGATGATAAGGGTAAGACTTCTCTAATAGAACATTACCTTGGAGATAAGGATACGCTAAGGGAATGGTTTAATCAGCAACGTAGAAAGATTAATGAAGGCACAAAGACTTATGGTGGGTTGGAATCTTGGCAAAAAGCTTATAACATCCTTTCAGAGCATATGGATGATACTCAACTTAACAAGCTAGACCATACCTTTCGTAAGCGTGGTATGGGATTGAACGATCCTAAGATCTCTTGGTCTTATATAGAGAGAAACTGTATTAGGTTGGATGATGGCGATTTAGCTTCGGACTTACGAAGGTTGGTTGTTGAAAAAAATACGGAAAAAAAATCCCGACTTTTAGTGACCGAAGTAGCTTAGGATAATCTCACTTAACAACTCCGGGTCGTCCATCTCACCAAAGTGTCTATGCTTCCCTTTCCATACATACTCATAAGGAACGACATACATTGTTCCCCAAGCTGCGTCGTGTATGCCGGGAGATAAACTAGTCCTTCCTATACCACATTCATTAGATCTTAGCTTCTTAGGTACTGGACCCTTTGTTGTACAATACATAAAGTAATTTGGATTCTTCATCTCGTACACCCCCTCATACAGTAACTAGAGATGAAATATACAAAAACAAAAATGTACTTTTAGTCTCCGTGGTTTACTACTTATAGCATTGGAGGGTATCATGGATGGAATCAATAATCGACGGTCTGGCACAGTACGGACCACTGGGTCTGTGGACGGCATCTCTTCTTTGGATGAATCATCAACAAAGGAAAGAAGCAAAGGAAGACGAAAAGGCTGCAAAAGAAGTTTTGGCTTACCATCAGGAGAATATTGTGAATGCACTTGCGGGGCATACCCGAATGCTGGAGAAAGCTCTCGACAAGATTGATTCAGGATTGAACGCAATGAAAGAAAAATATGCGGAAGATCGTTTGCTTCGTTTGAAGGGGGATTGATGGATGATCCTTGGCCGTTCTCTTTATCTAAGGCCAAGATCGGATCAATGGTTCAGCGTAGACCTTTCATTGGTGTGCAGGGTGCTCCTATGTATCCTTCCTATATGGGGTTTATTGTAAGCATTGACTCTATTGAATCTCAGGCCGGGGCTGTGGAAGAATACCGGTATGAAGTAGTGTTTATCCTTCGTGATGGAAACCTTATGCGTTCTGAACATTTTGAGGAAGACCTAATACTAATAAATGTTTAACCTTTTGCATACTATTTAATGCGAGGTGAAACACTTAATACACAAATACAAAGAGATCTTGATCTACCACGATCACCAACCGCTGCTGTTGTTCTGGTCTATCTCAGATCTCTTTAATAATCAAGTTCTCTGGACTGATCTTGCTTTCTGGGAAAGTGTTGGTCAGCCAGATACCTATTATTTGTATTGGGTTTATCTTTTTATTAGCCTCGGCATTCTTTCTTC